ATGCCGGAGCGGCTCGGGCGGCGGGACGGGGTCTGGATTTACGTGCGCCGGCGGCCGGAGAGTGTCTCCGCCGATGTCGAGCGGCGCATCAACATCCGGATCTCGACCGGCATCAGGATTGCCGACGACAAGGCCGGCGTGAAGGCCGCACGCAAGGCCAAGCAGATCGAGATCGACCTCGAGGCCTCCTGGGCGGCCAAGGCCGGGCAGGGAGCGCGAGCGGCCGTCCTGGCGCTGGACGATGCCCGCGAGCGCGCGCGTGCCCTGGATCTGCCCTATAAGCCGATCGAGGACGTGGTTCGGGAGTCGATCGACGACATCCACCGGCGCCTCGCCGCGCTCGAGGTCGGCGACCGCCGGCATGATCCGGCGACGGTCGCGGCCGCGGTCGGCGGCGTGCCGCTGCCGGTCATCAAGCTGTCCGGCCTGGTCGACGAGCTGGCCGTCGCCAAGAAGGCGATGCTGGCGAAATATTCAGAAGGGCAGCGGCGCAAATGGCGCAACGGCAAGCTGCGCGCGATCGCCGTGCTGATCCGGGTCATCGGCGACAAGCCGATCGAGCGGATCTCGCGCGACGACGCGCTGCTCTACGTCGACCACTGGACCGAGCGGGTGGTCGACGGCGAGGTCATCGCCGATACCGCCAACCGCAACCTGACCCACATCACCGGCGCGATCGCGGCCGTGGCGCGCCGGCATCGGTTGCCGGTCGACCAGGTGTTTCAGGGCCTGCGGCTCGAGGGCGCGAGGTCGCGGCCGCGGCCGCCGTTCTCGTCGTGGTGGATCGTCAACCGCATCCTGGCGCCGGGCGCGCTCGACACCATGAACGACGAGGAGCGGGCGGCGCTGCATGTCATCATCAACACCGGCGCCAGGCCGTCCGAGATCCTCAACCTGCGGGAGCCGCGAATCGTCCTCAATTCGAACATCCCGCATATCCAGCTGCGGCCCGACGCGCGCGTGCTCAAGACCGACCATTCCCATCGCGACATCCCGTTGGTCGGCATCGCGCTGGAGGCGATGCGCAGGTTTCCCGACGGCTTCCCGCGCTACCGCGACAACGGCGATGCCTTCTCGGCCGCGGTCAACAAATTCCTCGAGGAGCACAAGCTGCGCGAGACCGAGCAGCACGTGGTCTATTCATTTCGGCACAGCTTCAAGGATCGCCTGCGCCAGGCCGAGGCGCCTGACGAGCTGACCGACGAGCTGATGGGGCACGACACCCATAAGCCAAAATACGGCGACGGGCACGGGCTGCATCTGAAGTTGAGGTATCTGGAGCGGATCTCGCTGGCGCCAGGGATGGAGGTGCTGGCACCGCTGGTGCTGGTGAGAAGGGGGCGGGGTAACGGCGCCGTCTGGGGCCTTTGACACTCGCTCTGATTGTGGTTTAGTTGCCCCGTGGGGGGAGCTTATGCCAGAATCGGAGAAAGACGTTCTGCGGCGAAGGCTAGCAAACTATCCTAGAGAAGCGTTGGAGTTTTTCAGGAACGGGTTCGCTGCGACCGCAGGCTTAGATGAGAAAAAGAGGTCGGAGGTACTAGCTCAACTCATCGAGCGCTTCAAAAGTGGCGGCAGGAGGATCGATGGGGAAGAGATTGCCGAGCTTGCCGGTCTCTCGAAACGTGACGCGGACTCGGTAGCAGGCGCCTACACTATAGTCATAGGCCTTCTGTCCGAGTCGAAGGCGACGCCCGAAGACTTTATCGAAGCTGCTAAAGACGTTTTTGTGCCGCCGGAATATGCGGACGTCGCCATTTGGATGGCCCGTTCCGTATGCGCTGATCGAGACGCCATCACCTCTGTGGTCGAGCGCACCGCGCTGACCTCGGCTGTTCTGCCCTCTTTGATGCTATTTAACACCGCCATCGATCTGCGCTTGCGTATCGTCGACGGAAAAGTTCAGGCGGCTGCGCCCGTGGTGCTCGTCCACCTCGATACCGATGGCGAGGGGCAGGAAATCTGGTTTCAGATGGCCTCCGCGGACGTCCAGATGGTGATTAAGCGCCTCAATAAGGCGTTGGACGACATGAAGATTGCGGAAAAATTAGGTCCCGCATGACTTGGCATCCCCTGGACCTATTGCCAGATCTGGTGCGTTTCGACATGTTTGCGTACGCGAGCATGGGTGCTTTTGTGCTTTGGCTTCGGCTAGAGTACGGAGCAGACTTGAAAGTGCAGTTAGAACAATTAGTTAATGATATTGTGAACTCGCCGTTTACCCGATCTGGGTTAGGAACCGCTTTGGCGGTTATTCTGTTCATTGGGATCGGAGGATTTTTATCCATGATCGTCGTAGGTCCAATATCAAGCAGGCAGGCGTTGGCTGCTGGAATGGCTTGTACGACGCTGATTGGAAGCCTCGCTCCAGCAACCCGCAAAAAGAGTTCTGCGGCACAGCCGCCAAGGGGAAGTTGAGATGGAGCATTCTCAAAGGTTGCGATCTCTTATTCTAAATGCTCCGCTTTTCGTGCTTTTCACCTGCGCATGGGCCTCTGATCGTTGGCCAGATCTGATGGTGCCGGCCCTTGTTGTTGCCTTCGGAGCGATCGTTGTTGAGGTCGCTGCACTGATCCTGCTCGGCGCGCGCCGCCCTCGCCAAGACGATCGCTCGTGCGTTGAGGTGGCGGAGCCCGCCGCGGCTGCTCCTGCTAGCGCCTTGCCGGAAACAGCTTCTTTTGAAAGCGTCGATGCTTGGACCGCAGAAATGGAAGTTTTGGCGCGAGTAGCTGCACGATATGGGCGCACAAGTTCGCCTGGCCTTGTGATGATCGATAAGTCGATGGGCGTATTCCTTGCTACGAGGCATGCCCATTTAGCGCGCAAGAGGTTCGCGGTTCGTTCGAATTCGTTTGCACTCGGAGCAGTCGAACTTCAGGTGCAGCGCTCGGTTTCTCAACTTCCGACTTTGCCTGATTGGAAGATTGTTCCTCAAGGACAAGAGGCGTTTACAATCGACGCCGGCGCATTCGAAATTGAACATTTCGGAGGGCGCACAAACATCCGAGTGCATGACCCTGAGCGAGTAACAGTGGAAGGGGCGAAGCGCGGCTCGGCCGTTGCTGGAATCCAGCCTGAACTTAAGCCTGCTCAGTACAATTAGCTCGAACTTTGGGATGGCAGCGAGCGTGCCAGATGTCGTCGCGCCCGGCTAACCGGGCTATCCTTTAGCCGCTTTGCTAGTTCCTGCTCTAGCCGATCGAGTAGCGGCGCGTATTTCTCGCCGTGCTCGAGGATGATCTCCGAGATCAGCACGATGTCCGCGAGCAGCTGCGCCTCGGTGATCATGCCGCCTCGACGTGATGAAGCCTGCCTCCCCGGATCTCCGCGCGGCCGCTGGCGATCAGGCTGTCGACAAGCGCGTCGCTGATGCGCTTGGTGCCGAACCGCCAGCCGCCGCGCGCGCGCCGCTCAAGGGGCTGGACTTTGAGCAGGCGCAAGACAATGGGCTGGTTGCGATTGATCGAGGGCCGCGGACTGCGCGGCGGCCTGGCGCGGCGGGCGCAGTCGGGCGAGCAGGATTTCTGCCGCTGTCTCGGCAGAAACTCGGCGCCGCAACGGCAGGTGCGCAAGCGCGTCATGGTCGGAATGCCGGGCGGCCGAGCAGCGGCGCCTCGAGGACGCAGGCGACGCGCAGCGCGACAGCCTCCGGCGCGAAGGCGCGCGCCACCATCAGCTCGCCGATGCGGCGCTGGCGCGCCAGCGTGAAGCCGCTGCCGGGCCGCGTCTCGTCTGGCAGCGGCAGCGGCAATTCCCGGTCGACGCAGACCCTGCAGTCGGGACAGCCGCAAACGGGCGCGAGGTCGGGGAAGAAAACGCACATCAGACCGCCGCCCCGTTCTGCCTGGAATAGGCGAGATTGCGCGCCGCGTCGGTGTGTTCGAACACCTGGCTTTTGCGCCAGCCCATCCGCAGCAGATCCGGCAGCGCGGCGCCGTCACTGCGGGTGGTCAGCACGATGAAGTCGTCGGCGAGCTGCGCGATCGCGGCGGCGCCGTCCAGGCTGGCGCGGGCGGCGGGCATCGCGACCGGCGCGATCAGCGAGGCGACGCGCTCGCGCTCGATCTGGACCGCCTCGGCGGCGGCGGCGGCTTCGGCGCGGGCCTCGCGGGCGGCGAGCAGGGCGGCGAGCGTCGCCTGGCGGTCGATCCGCTTGCCGCGCATCACCGGCTCGGTGCGCGGACATCCCTTGGCGCGGACGTCGGCGAAACGGCCCTCGGCGCGGATGTGAAAAAATCCGTGCAGCTTCAGCTGCTGTTCAAAGGCGGCGGCCGACAAATCTGGTGACGATTTTTGCAGCTTAGCCAAGGCGGCCTCCCGCGCAGGTAGAGTGAACAGGACGGCCCGCCGCCGATTCGCAGTCGGCGGCGGGCCTGGCATCCCCGAAGCAACAACCAACGGAGATACGTTCATGGTAAAGGTCGCTGCTGCCGGCATCAGCTGGTTCAACCGCGAGGACTATCCGCGCATTCTCGAGATCATGGTGGACGCGCACGTCCTGCCGCCGACCTACGAGCTCTGGCGCCAGAAGGCCGAGAGCCAGGAGCGCAGCGCCAAGGCTTCCGGCCTCGCCGTGGTGCGAGCCGTAATCAAGCCGGAGGAGTTCGCTTTCTGGTGCGCCAAGGAAGGCCTGGACATCGATGCCAAGGCACGGACGGCGTTCGCCGCCGACTTCGCCGCACGCATGCTCAAGCACTAGGACGTGCAGCGCGGTCTCGGGACTGGCGGCGGTGAGGTCGGTGGGGCGCGGCACGGCTCAGTCTCCCGTGGTGTTTCACGGGAAACAGTAATGCGTATTGCATTATTTAGTCAATGCGTATTGCATTGCTCAGATTTTGGAGCGTTTTTGCGACGACGTCTTCGCGGGCGGCGGGTTGCAATAATAGGTCCAGTCGTAGCCAATACGGGCCACAGGGGAGAATAGCGTAAGCCGGCACTGCGCTGCTGCGTGCTGGCCGGCAAGATACGTTTTCGCAGCCGTCTCGTAGGGCTGTCTATCTGGCAGACCGCTATTGGCAATCCCCGCGGTCAGTCCACGCGTGAAGGCTGCGCCCGCGATCTCCGAGTTGAGGCCGTTCTGGACCATCACGCGCGGATTTTTCTTGCTCGCGAAGACCTTGAACGGCTTGTCCTGACCATCGACTGGCACTTGGATGATCGCGTCGGGCTCTCCCGTGCCGTATTCTTCCGATACCCACTGCAAGGCCTTGAAGTCGCTGGCTCCTCCAGAGCTGAGCAGTGCTTGCTGCGACGGAGCGCAGCCAGCCAGGATGGCCGCCAGAGCAGTTGGCGGCCCCACCTTCACTTCGGCACCATGTTCTTGACAGCGGCGGCCCATTCGATCCGGACATCGAGGATCGGGGGCTCGGTCTGAGAGAGCAGGTGAAATAGTCCGCGCGACTTGCTGCGTTGGATCTTCTTAATCAGGATTCGGCCGTCCTCAATGCCCACGACGCAAAGACGGTTAAGCAGGTCCGTGGTCACCGGGCGGCGCACGTCGTCGTAAAAGACGAGCCATCGGTCGAAAAACGATCCGAGGCTATCGCCACGGATCTCGACGGCGACGGTCTCCTCGGTTGTCCCATTCGGGGCAGGGACCTCGTCGAGGGGGGTGTCGTTCGCAAAAAAATGCGTTTCTGCTCCTGCGCCGACATATCCAACCAGGCTGACATAATGTTGCTCGGAAGGCGGGAGCTTTGGTGGGCGCCGCTCTTTCGGGCCTTTCCCGGTCAGCAGCCATTCCATGCCGACGTGGAATTTGCGCGCGTATTTGTCCGCAGCGTCGCGGCGAAAGCCGCGCGTGCCATTCTCGTGCTGGGCATAGGTGACCTCTTTGACGCCGAGTGCGTCAGCAGCAGCCCTTACCGTGCCGAACCCGGCTTCTTTCCGGGCCGCGGCTAACCTTTCATGCATTTCCGCCATGAATGCATTTTGCATTGGGGAGTAATGCGAAAGGCATTGACGTTGATAATGCAAAACGCATTGTTGCGTCATGGACGGGGCATTGATTCGCGGGGCGCGGGAGAAGGTCGGCGAGAGCCAGGCGACCTTTGGGGAGCGGTTTGGGGTCGATCAGAGCACCGTTCACCGCTGGGAGACCAACGGCCCGCCGACGCGAGGGCCGGCGCGGAAGGCGATCGAACGGGAGATTTCGACAATTGAGGCGGGGGCGGGTTCATGCCCCTGACACTCGGTTCGGACCGCCCGGCTGTCGAGCGCGGCATCGCCCCGTTTTCGGGGAAGTTTTTAGCCTGTGGAAAACCGCGCCGCGCGATCGTTTTCGGGCCCTGTGGACGCGTGTGGAAAACCCGCGCCGGGCCTGCATTTCAAGGGGTTTTTGCAAGGGGAGGGGCCAATGTCAGACATCACCGCACGCATCGCGGACCCTGATGATCTGCGCGTGCTGATCATGCTGGCGGCGCTGCTGATCGTCGGGCTGCTGGCCGCGGTCGCCGCCGGCAGCCAGCCGTTCATGCACCGGCAGGATGCGGGTTCCGGCTTTCGCTGGGTGAAGCGGCAATGAGCCGGCTTCGCGAGCAGCAGCCGGCCGGACGTGTCCGTGCCGTGCGGGCCGAGGTGCACTGGCTCGACGGCGCGCGCGGCTTTGCCACGCTGACGGTCGACGACCACGCGCCGACCGTCCTGATGATCGACGGCGAGCCGTTCGTCCGCGCCGACGTCTGCGGCGTGTTCGTCCAGCCCGGCGCCGAGCCGCGCTATTTCCAGGTCAAGCCGTACCGCGTCGACGCCGGCCTTTTGGAGGGCGTGTGATGGGCGAGGTGATTTCCTCTCACACCGGCATGGGCCTGACCTCGCGCCAGGCTGCGGCGCTCGCCGCCATCACCGAGCATGTGGCGCTGCATGGCGTGATGCCGTCGCGGCGCACGCTGGCCAAGGCGCTCGGCTGCAATCCGAACAACGCGGCGCGGCTGGCGCGCGCGCTGGTCGAGCGCGGCGAGTTGAACGCCGTGTCGCAAGGGGGCGCGCTTTCGGGGTTCGGCAGCACGGGCGTCGCCGTGTTCGTACCGCCGCACCTGGCGGCGCTGCTCGCTGCGTTCTGCGTCGAAAACGGCGAGCGCCTGACCTCGGTCGTCGCGGATGCGATCGCGCTGCATCTGGACGAGCTGGGGGGCGAGACCGACGAGGCCACTGTGTCTGGTGATGGTGCGGAGGTGCAGCCGTGAGCAAGGTGGCCGACATCGCGTCCAAGCGCGCCGAGCAGATCGCCAAGGACCAGCTGAAATCGATCATCGAGCGGATCGAGCGGCTGGAGGAGGAGAAAAAGGCGATCTCCGACGATATCCGCGATGTCTACGCCGAGAGCAAGGGCAACGGTTACGACGTCAAGGCGCTGCGCACCATCGTGCGCATGCGCAAGGAGGAGCCGATCGAGCGCCAGGCGTTCGAGACCGTCCTCGAGACCTACATGCAGGCGCTGGGGATGTTGCGATGATGCATGCCCCGGTCGACATCGCAGGCGCGCGCGTCGTCGATTTCGACGTGTCGGATCTGCCGGACCTGTCGGCGACGCCATGGCGCCGGATCTGGCTGTCCGAGCGCGAGCCGATCTGGACGCTGGTCGATGCCGCCGATTTCGAATGGCTGGCGGTGAACGTCTGGAACGTGAGCTGGGGCTCGCGCACGCCGTGGCAGAAATACGCCAAGCGCAATGTCGGGCGCTCGCGCGCGACGCTGCGCATGCATCGCGAGATCATGATCGCCGCCGACCCGCGCGACGAGGTGTTCATTGCCGGGCGGCACGTCGACCACATTAACGGCCAGACGCTCGACAACCGCCGCGCAAACCTGCGCTGGGCCACGAACAAGGAAAATTCAGGCAACCGGACGCTGCGCGCCAAGATCCCGACGCTCGAGCAGATCGTGCAGCGGCTGATGGCCGACGCGCTCGCGGCCGGCGAGTGCCACCAGCTGGAGGACATCCCCTTTGACTGAGCTGGTGAAATACGAGGCGGCCCGTAAGGCGCTGGCCGAGGCGGTCGCGGTCGACGAGGTCGTCGACATCCGCAGCAAGGCCGAGGCGATGCGGGTCTACGCGCGCCAGGCCAGCGACAAGGGGCTGGAGATCCAGGCCGCGCAGATCCGGTTTCGGGCCGAGCGGCGCCTCGGCGAAATGCTCGCGGCTGCCAAGGAATCCGGCCAGATCAGCCGCGGCCAGCCGCCCAAGCTGGGCGAAAAGAATTCTGCCGAAACGGAAGAATACTCTGACGAGGCGCCGATCACCCGCGTCACGCTGCGCGAGGCGGGGATCGACCACAAGCTCTCGTCAAAGGCGCAGCGCCTGGCCGCGATGGATGCGGGCGCATTCGAGCAAGCGCTGGAACGGCACGCCGAGGAGATGCGCGCCGGCACCGGCCGCGTCGCCATGGACCTTTACCGGGTGGTGTCCGAGGATGCCGGCCGCGATCACCGCCGCGACCTGGCGCAAACGCTGTCGGATGCCTCGGCGCAGCTCGCGCCGTCGGGTCGCAAATATCCGGTCATCTACGCCGATCCGCCCTGGCGCCGGCACCAGGGCGTGACGGATCGCTCCTACGAAAACCACTATCCGACCATGACGTGGGACGAGATCTGCGCGCTGCCGATCGCGCAGATGGTGCTGCCCGACGCATGGCTGTTCCTGTGGATTCCGCGGGCGCATGCCTTTGCGCTGCATGAGATCGAGACCGAGGTCGAGGTCGTCGGCACCGGCGAGGTCGTGCAGGCCAAGGTCGCTATGCCGCTCGGCTACGCCGTGGCGAAGGCGTGGGGCTTTGACAGCTATTCGACGCTGGCGGTCTGGACCAAGACCGACGCCGAGCATCCCGATGCCGCCGGCACCGGAAAAATCTTCCGCGACCAGGACGAACTGCTGCTGCTGTTCAAGCGCGGCCGCGGCCTGCCGATGCCGGAGAAAAAGTTCGGCTCCAATCATCGCGAGCGGCCGCGCGAGCATTCGCGCAAGCCGGATTTCTATCGCGACATGATCGCCTCGATGGCCGGCGGCCTGCCGGTCCTCGAGCTGTTCGCCCGCGTCGACGCCGAGCATCCGCTGCCGGAAGGCTGGGGCGCGTGGGGCAATCAGTCCGGCGAAGATTCCAAGCTGCCGGAGCCCTCCGGTGAGACCGAGGTGGCCGCAGCGGAAGCAACGGACGGGGCCAGCGCCGCTGCGGCCGTCGAGGTTTCGGACCGCGCGCCCTATGACGCCGGCGACACCATCGTGATCGACCAGCTCGCGGGCTCCGAATGGCTGGCGCCGGCCGCGGCCGAGCCCGCGCGCTATCAGGTCTCCGTTCAATTTTCCGGCGGCGCCGCTTCCTACGTTGCGGCCAAGCTAATCCTTGAGGAATGCGGCCACGACGGAGTGGCGCTGGTTTTCGCCGATACTTTGATTGAGGACGAGGACCTCTATCGCTTCTTGAGCGACGCGGAGCAGCGCCTCGATCATCCGATCATCAGAATTTCCGAAGGTCGCGACCCCTGGCAGGTCTTCTTTGCCGAGCGAATGATGGGCAATTCGCGCGTCGATCCATGCTCGAAGATTCTGAAGCGTCGCTTGCTGGATAAATGGCGCTCCGACAATTGTGCCCCGGACTGCACGCTGGTCATCGGATTCGACGCGACTGAAGACTTTCGTTTTCAGCCGATGAAAGAGCGTATGGCGCCGGTGAATGTTCGGGCGCCGCTTCTGGAGCGCGGGATCTGGAAAGAGCGGGCCTATGAGATTGTCGAGCAGGACGGGCTGCGACTGCCGCGGCTCTACAAAATGGGATTTCCGCACAACAATTGCGGCGGTTTCTGCGTAAAGGCTGGCCACGCGTCGTTCGCATTGCTGCTCGAGCATATGCCGGACCGTTACGCGATGCACGAGGCGAAAGAGGAGGAATTCCGCCAGTTCATCGGGCGCGACGTCTCAATCATGCGCGATCGGCGCAATGACGAAAGCAAGCCGCTGACGATGCGGGCATTCCGCGAACGGCATCAGCGCGATCCGTCACTGCTCGATCGGTCGGACTTGGGCGGCTGCACCTGCATGATCGAGCCGGAGCCGTCCCCTGATGACGAGCCTGCGCCGTTCGATCCCGCCTCGATCGACGAGCGCGAGGCGCTCAAGATCCTGTCCGACTTCTGCCACAAGCGCCGCGACATCGCGCCAGCGCTCGGCGAATTCTATCTCGCGCGCGGCTACACGCATCAATCCGGCGAGCAATGGGCGCTGCGCGGGCAGGGCTGGGACCGCCTGCGCGAGCTGGAAGCCGCGGTGGCGCCGCCGGCGCCGGCCGTCGCTCTCACCGAGCCCTATCGCGCGGCGCAGCCGAGCCTGTTCGACGTCGCGCGCCAGCTCGACGACGCACCAAAGGCCGAGGTCGTCGACGGCGTGCTGCAGACGCGCCTGCCGGTCGACGACGACGAGCTCGCCGAGCAGCTCGCGCTGCTCGCGGTCCGCGCCGGCGACGCGATCGACGGCGACATGATGCGCCACCTGGTCGGCAAGGATCTGGCGCACGCCACGACCAAGGCTCTCAAGATCACCGAGCGCGGCGAGGCCTTACTGGCGCAGCTGGTGGCGCCGGCAACCGTTCAACAGCAAGGGGAGGGCGCGCGATGAAACTCGCCGGTTGGATTCAAACATACACGGGCAAGAAGTTCTGGCCGCTCGATCCTCGGCCGGAGGATGTCGATATCGAGGACATCGCGCACGCGCTCGCGATGCAGTGTCGTTTCGGAGGCCATTGCCTGCGGTTCTATTCGAACGCCGAGCACTCGATCCTGGTCTCGAAGCACTGCGGCGATGATGCGCTTGCGGGCCTGCTGCACGATGGCAGCGAGGCGTACCTGCTCGACATGTTGTCGCCGATCAAGCAGTTCATGCCGGACTACAAGGCGGCGGAAAAGCGCTGTCAGGCTGCCGTCTACGCGGCGTTCGGCCTGCCGGACATCACGCCGCCCTCGGTGAAGCTGGCCGACCGGCGCGTGCTGCGGTCCGAGCGGCTGCAGGTCATGCGGGATACTGGCGACCCGTGGGTCGTCGATGCAGAGCAACCGATCGACGAGCAGATCGTCGGCTGGCAGCCGCTGCACGCGCGCGGGTTGTTCCTGTCGCGCTTCGCCGAGCTGACGAAGGGGCCGGCATGACCGATCCGTCGCTGGTCGCGCAGACCATCACCATCAGCCACAACGTCGCGATCGCGGCGGCGTCGGCCTTCGTGTTCGCCGGCTTCATGCTCGGCTATGCGATCGGCTGGCACCAGCGCCGGAGCCAGCCCGCGCCCGACGCCTGCAGCGATTACCACATCGGCGGCCCGCTCGAACTCGGCCAGCCGCCCGCCGTGCGCGATAGCGCCGAGGATCGTGTGCGGAGGTCGCATTCATGACCAGTTTACGCCGCGTCGAGAGCTTTGCGCAATTCGATGATGTGCGGCTCCAATCGTTGATCGAGGATAGTGCAGTTCTTGGCGATTATCTCGCAGTTTTCTCTCAACATTTTTGCCATCTTCGTGCCGAGAGCCTGTTGGCCTTCCCAAAATTCGGCCGACATGTCTGGGTGATAGGGTTTTATGTCGACCATTTTCATCGCTTCTTGGCCAAGCCGAATAAAGTATCTGGCCGTTTCGAGGGGGTCCATGCAATCGGCGGGGATCAGTTCAAGTTTCTGCCAGGCCTCTTCAAAATCTGTTTCTTCTTTTGGATACGACGCGGCAAAATTCCAGTAATTAAACTTTTGTTCCTTCGCATAGACGATCACTGTGCGTTGCAGTCTAGCAGCGCGCGAGCGGAGTCGGATCAGAAGGGCGAGCCTTGCTGCCGTCTGGTCAGTCCTCCGCACGTCGCGGTCAAAGTTGACTTTCTTCACAGCGCTGAAATAGGCCAACGACGCTGCGAGCAGTGCCACAATCGCAGCGGCTGCCGGTTGGAAGTCTTTGATGACGTCGTAAGCTGCCGGAATTGGCCCTCTAATAGTGAAGATCATTATAGTGGCGGCCGCCGCAAACATTACTGCGATGACGTGCCCAGGAAGGTTCGATCTCATTGCGGATCAAAGTCCCGGCGGAAGAGCGAGTATGTCGGCTTCTCGCACGAGTACACGCACGTCGTCTCCGTCGGGCTCCAACTGATTGGAAAAATATCTGCGAGCTGCCGCCTCGACAACGCTCTTTTCCGTTCTGGCAAACTGCTCTTCGCGGTCAATCTGCTGTCGCCGTCGCTCTCTATCCGCCGCATCGAGTGCGTTGTAGCTGACGGCACATTTGATTGTTCCGACGCCAGTGAATGCAGTGAATCTAAAGATCCGTCGTCCGGAGTCTGGCCCAATTGGCTTGATTTCACCGAGCGGCAAGCTTCCCTCCCTTTGGTTGTGCGGAGCACCCAATGTGCGGCCAGCTCGAATTACACGCAAGAGGGGCGTGCGGCCTTCGAGGCGACCGAGTGAAGCACAAATGGAGCGAAAAGACGCGCCAGCCGAACGGTGACAGCCGCAAGGTCTGCACGCGCGAGGGCTGCGACATTGTCTGCATGTCCTGCCACGGCGTCGACAGTCACGGCCGCCAGGATCACTGGAAAGAGTGGTGGCGCGGCAGCGAGAAAATCCAGGTCGGCGGCCTGACGCCGGCGTGCGAACCGGTCGAGGTGGACGCATGATCCGCGCAAAGAAAGTCCGCTGGACTTCGGCCGATGACGAAAAGCTGCTGCGCCTGCGCGATGGTGAGCGTCTCAGCTTTCCGGAGATCGTCAAGCAGATGCCGGGGCGCACGCAGGGCGCCTGCGAGCTGCGCTATTACATGGGGCTGAAAGGCGTTCGCGACGGAACGGAGCGCCCTAAGGGGCCCAAGCCGTTTCTTCCTGCGGTGTCCTGGCGCAAGCGTGGGGCCGTCAAGGCAGGCGTGGTGCTTGAGCCGCCCGTCGCCGTCGCGTCGCTGCCCGTGCCCGTGCCGCCGCCCGTGGTCGAGCGCCGCCGCATGCCCTCGCTGGACCATCTGCGCGAGCGCGCCGAGCTGCAGCTGCGGATCGACCGGCAGGGCCTGACCGCCGGTTTCTTCGGCGACCCGCCGCCGGGCCGTTCGGCGCTCGACCAGCGGAGGAGCGGTGATGGCTGACACCAGCCTCGTCCTTGCCACGCTCGGCGCCGGCGGGCCGCAGGCGCTGAAGCTGGCGACCATCATCTGCCGGCTGGTCGTCAAGGTCGCTGATCGCGAGGTCGACGGCCTGGACAAATACCAGGTCGTTAGCTTCGGCCGCACCGTCAACGGCACCCGCTTTCCGGAGCGGTGGTGGCCGCGGCTCGACAAGGCGATCTCGACCGGCGCGATCGAACGGCTCTCGGTGCAGGCCATCGTCGACATCATGGTCGATCACGACACGCCGTAGGCAGCGGCCCGTTTTCGAATTTGCGTTCTGTTGCTTACCGCGTCCAGTTGAATCCCTTTCTCAAGAGCATCACGTTGTCCAATCCTCGTCTGTCGATCATTCCCGCCGGGGCGGTGACTGATCGCTCGCTCGAGCCGCGCGACCTGCAAACGCTGTGTCTGCTCGGCCGTCATATCGATCGCGCCGGCTGGTGCACGCGCAGTCAGGTCCGCATGGCGGGCGAGCTGGGCTGCGGCCGCGCCACGCTACAGCGCTCGCTGGAACGGCTGTATGAGGCCGGCTGGGTGGAGAAGCGACGGCGCGATCACTGGCGGCCGGAGGAGTCGACGCCATCGGCGAGCTATGCATATCGCGTGAAGCTCGACCGCGACGATTTCGACCTGAAAAGCCTTGCGCGCGAGGCCGACGACGACCTCGACGACAGCCATGCAGAAAACGCGGAAGTGGCGGAAATCGAGGAGGGGGTGCCCGCTGGTGGGCAGGGGTGCCCGCCCATGGGCACGGGTGCCCATGCATGCGCGGGCACGGGTGCCCACACATACGCGGGCACCAATAACGCCCCCTTAGAACGACCCCTTAAAACGACTGAGAGAGACGCGGGGGCGCGCGCGAGGGATCGAAAGGAAAAGTTCAAGGCCGAGTTCCGCAAGCGATGGCCGACCGCCGTTGTCGACGATCGCCAGCGCACCGACTATGCCGCTGACGCGCTGTCGGCTGACGAGGAAAAAGCGGCGCTCGATGGCGTCGAGCCGTTCCTGGAGGAACTGAAGCGGCAGGGCCGCAAGACCGTTCCGTCCGGCTGGCGCTACCTCGAGGACAAGCGATGGACCTTGCTGCGCGGGGCGAGCGAAGGCTCGGCGGAGGGCAGCACGTCCAGGTCCGCGGCGATCGACCTCGACTCCGACCAGGGGCGGGCGATCGTCACGCTCTACGGCGTCGCCATGGTGCGGCCGTTCGTCAACCGCGGCCAGGTGATCTATCCCGGCGTCGTCACGCCGCAGCTGCTCGCCTTCGCGCATGCGCCGCCGCGCGACGACTGGCTGTGGATCGACGACCGCCAGCAGCTCGCCGCGTGGCAGGCCTTCATCGCCAAGCACGTGTTCGGCTCGCGGCCCGCGCTGGTGCAGCAGCGCGGCGATAGATCGGGTTTCTTCGTGCCGTTCGACTGGCCGCCGCGCATCGACGGTACGCTGTCCGCATCACAAGACGACGCATCACAGACAGGGGGAGACGAATGAACATGGACTATTACAAGGGACAGTTTGTGGGCTTCGTGCAGGTGCAGCAAGCGCGCCTTGAGGCACCGGTCCCTCGGCGCTGGTATCTGCGCCAGTGCATGCCCGGCAAGGATGCGCGGGTCGTGCTGCGGCTCGCCACGCTGGGTGTTAGTGCGTGGTCGCCAACGATTGTTCGCTATATCGACCGCAGGACTAGAAGGGTAGCCGCAAAGCCGCATCTTGGGCGTCGGATTGAGACGCCGTTTCTTCCGGGCCTGATCTTTGTGCCGGATTTCGAGCTGCATAATCCGGCGACACGCGATCGCTCCGTCAAGGATCTCGGCGATTACATGCGGCTGGCCATCTCTGGCGGCGGTCGCATAGCAAGGGCATCAGATCCCGATGCGGTCGTGCTTCGCGATGACTATCAGTTCGCGACGCTGAGTGTCGACCTGATGGCGCAGCTGCGCGACATCGTCAATGCGGAGAACGGCGCGCGCATCGGTCGCGGACATCGCGGCCCCGTCAAATACAAGCCCGGCGATAAAATCTATATCGTCGATGGCAGCAGCCAGCTGTTCGCCTTTGAGGCGGAAGTCAAGCGCGGCGTTGACTCGAAGGGCCGACTCAAGGCTTTCATTGCTGCGCTAATGGGCGGCGTCTCGGTCGATCTATCCGAGACGCAAGTTGAACCGGCTTAGGGATCGCCATCGCGGCCTGACGGTTCAACGTCGAGCAAAATGCTCGGTGCTCTGACCTGATGATTTCAGGTCGACGCGCGAAGCGTAAGGCCACCTGGCCTCAAACGGTGCTCAATTGTCGTCTGTCAATCTGGCAAAAGAGCGCGGAGGGGCGACTTGTTTGCTTTAGCGAGCCAATCCAAGCTTGCTCCTTTCAGTTGTGGGGAGCATTTAGATGGTCGGATCGAGCCGTGTCGCGTTCATTTCAGGGTTATTCGCATTCCTTCTTTCGGCAGTTGGGGCGCATGCGTGTCCCGATGGCGAGACTGCCAGCGGACTGTTTGGCGCATGTTTACCGAACGCCGCTCCAACCCGAATTCCTCCGCCGCGGTTTGACCCGATACCACTTCCGCAAACGCTTGGTGAGCTGTTCCCGTACTGTTGGGGGCAACCGCAGCGTTGCAGAGAGCACGGAGAGGAGCCGAGGCGGTATGATCCGCTTCCTACGCCAAGGCCAACAGTTTCAGTGGTGCGGCGATACATGTGTGCGGACCCGATCACTTTTCAACCCAAAGCCTTCTGTGAGATCAGGCATACGGACTACAATTGCGAAGCGGTCGCGGGTTACTTCCAAAATAGGTTTAAACGTAAAGATCCGTGCCAAAGCTGTACGGATGGCGTGATCGACCGAACCAGAGTTGCAACCAACGAGGTGCAGGAGGTCGGTCCTTGCTCAATGAGGCCGAACTTCAGCTCGTTCATTTCACAACCGATCGGGCACCTTGACCTCAGTCAGTTAGCGCAACCCGCCGCAAAGAAGAGCAAGAAGAAAAAGAAGCACTAGAGCGAATAGCGAAATGTCGAGAGCCCGGCCATCGTGTCGTGCTTTTACATGTCTAGGGTGTGCGGTAGCTCGCCTGTGTGTCACCGCAACCCTCCTTGGGCGTTTCCTCCCTAGACTTGGGCCGCTTGTGACGTGCCTCCCGACTGCAAAGAGACACTACCACTTACTGATTGTTGATGTTTACTGGAGGTAGATAGCTCGATATAGTTCGTGTGCGGTTCGCCGTCGTCAGCCGCTCCTAATTAGAAACTTGCTTGATGTTCCGGCCTTGGCTGGCGCTATGCGAATTCTATTTCAAAGGAGGGTGTCGAAATGGGCTTTATTCAAAGCATGCATATCAGGCGATCGGCAGATCGCTCCTTGTGGTCCACAATTGCCTCGATCTTCTTCGGACTTCTTCTTCTAGTCGCGCCTGGTACAAGCGCCTCTGCGGACGTGAACTCTGCGATAGACAAGTTGTTGAGCGGCGCAACTGATCAAATCCAGAAGATGGTCAATCTCGCGACCAACAATTGCTCTGGCGGGTCAAGCGGCCAAAACCCAGTCAGTTATGACGCGTACAAGGCGGCCGCTGACACCGCTATAAAGACGCTAACAGATCTTAGAGTGACGCTGGCAAGGGGCCAAACCCAACAAGCCGGGCCGCAGCTCGACGCTGTTCTCGGTCATTTGGACCGGATGATCGGCATCGTGCATAATAATTGTTCCGGAGGCGGGGGCGGCGTGGACGTCCTCAACTTCGGCGAAATATTGAGCACGAAGCAGTATCTGAAGGGAAATCTGGATGCGATTAAGGCGGTCATGACCGGCTAGGGCCCGGGCTCAGACTGACCAGCAAAGTCGATACCGTGGCTAGAATGGGTCGCGGGGAGAAAGGAATTCGGCGCGATGGTTAGGGCCGCTTGTGGAAACGCAAGCGGCCTTCCCTTTGTAGATGCCTTCGCTGCCGTGGAAAGCTTGGTACAACACGTCCCGCTGGCGAGCGCTGCGTCTGCGTATCTTTCTGCGCGATCTCTACACGTGTCAGTGCGGCTGCTGTCAGATGGAAGCCAACACCTCGCTGTTGGTGTGCGACCACAAGCGGCCGCACCGTGGTGATGAGCGGCTGTTCTGGGACGAGACCAACCTGCAGACCCTGCTCAAGAGCTGCCACGACAAGGCCAAGCAGAAGGCCGAGCAATCGTCGCTGCACACGCGCGGCGTCTGGCACTGATCACAACGCACTGAAGGGGTGGGGGGTGGGTAAATCCTCGCAGCCCTTCACTCCACGGACCGGCCCCTCTCTCATTCGCAGGTTTTTTTTCGTCGTGGCTCGCAATTTCGATCTCTTTGGCGATCCCATCCCGGCCAACCATGGCGGGCGTGGTCGGCCGGAGCATGTGCCGACGATCGAAAACCGGAATCGCGTCAACATGTTGCTGGCGATGGGCTGGAGCAATGAGCGGATCGCCGCGTCGCTTCGCGTGACGCTGCCGACGTTGCGGAAGCATTATTTTTCAGAGCTGAAGTATCGCGCCGTCGCGCGCGACCGGCTCGACGCCACGCTGCTGATGAAGGCTTTCGAGGGCGTCGACAAGGGCCGCATCGGTCCGTTCCTGAAGCTGGTCGAGCGCAACGACCTGATGAACTTCGGCCAGACGTCGCGACCGCGCGCCGCCGAGGCTGCGCCGGCTGAAGCGAAGCCGGAGAAGGCACCAAAGCTCGGCAAGAAAGAGGAAGCGCTGCTCGCGGCGCATCAGCCGAACGCCGGCACGCCGATGGGCGAGCTGATGATGCGCCGGCAGCAAGGGCTCGACTCGTAGCATGTGGGACACGTCCTGCCCGGATTGGGATACCCGCATCCGCGAGGGCCGCTCGCTGTTGCCGGATCTGCCCCTGTTCGAAGACGAGGCCGACATGGGCCTCGCTTTCTTCGACGAGCTGCGGCTGCCTGACGTGCCGGGCAATCCGCGTCTCGGTGACGCGTCGGGCGCGTGGTTCCGCGACCTGGTCCGCGCCGTGTTCGGCAGCTGGGACCCGCTGGCAAAGCAGCGGATGATCCGCGATTTCTTCGCGCTGGTCCCAAAGGGCTCGTCCAAGACGACCTATTCCGCCGCGCTGATGCTGGTCGCGATGCTGATGAACTTCCGGCCGCGTGCGACCGCGCTGTTTCTCGGCCCGACGCAGGCGATCGCCGACCGCGCCTATGAGCAGGCGGTCGGCATGATCGACGAAAGCCCCGATCTGAAGCGCCGTTTCCGCCCGCGCGACCACATCAAGACCATCGAGGATCTGGTCACCAAGTCCGAAATGCAGGTCGCAACCTTCGACCTGCGCATCCTGACCGGCGCGATGGCTCTGATCTTCGTCATGCTCGACGAGCTGCACGTGCTCGGCAAGGCGGCCAACACCTCTCGCGTGTTGCGGCAGATCCGCGGCGGCCTCGACAAGACCCCGGAAGGCGTCCTTGTGATCACGACCACGCAAAGCGACGACATTCCGGCCGGCGCGTTCAAGAGCGAGCTGAAATTCGTTCGCAACGTCCGCGACGGCGCCTATCGCGGCCGGACCATCCGTCCGACGCTGCCGCTGCTCTACGAATTCCCGCGCGATATCGCCGTGCTCTCGCGCGAGGAGCGCATGCAGGGCATCGAGCCGCGCTGGAAGGACCCGGCCAACTGGCCGATGGTCATGCCCAACATCAACCGGCCGATCACGGTCGAGGCGATGAAGGCCGATTGGGCGTCCGAGCAGGAAAAGGGCGATGAGGCGGTCAACATCTGGGCCTCGCAGCACCTCAACATCGAGATCGGCCAGGGCATCAACAACGACGGCTGGTCCGGCGCGGATCTCTGGGACCAACAGGTCGACGAAAAGCTGACGCTGGAATCGCTGCTGGCCCGCTCCGAGGTCGTCACGATCGGCGTCGATGGTGGCGGCCGCGACGATCTGCTCGGCCTGGCGGTGATGGGCCGCGAAAAGGTCACGCGGCACTGGCTGTCGTGGTCCTATGGCTGGGCTGACCCGATCGTCCTGCAGCGCCGCAAGGAAATTGCCGCGCTGCTCGACGACTTCGTCAAGGAAGGGTCGTTCGAGATCCTCGACATTGGCGCGGCGCACGCCGATCTCGCCAGCAAGGTCGCAACCGTCGTCGCCAGCGGCCTATTGCCCGAGAAAAACGCGGTCGGCATCGACCCGAACCGCGCTGCGGCGCTATTCGAGGCGTTGTTCGGCGCCGGCGTAACCGACGACATGATCCGCCGGCTGTTGCAAGGCCCGGCGCTGGCGCCCGCGGTCTACGGGCTCGACATCAAGCTCGCGGATGCGACCTATTTCCACGCCGACCAGGCGCTGATGACGTGGGTTGGCGGCAACGCCAAGGTCGAGCAGCGCGGCAATGCCGACATGATCACCAAGCAGGTCGCCGGCCGCGCCAAGATCGACCCGCTGATCGCGCTGCTGCAGGCGACCATCCTGATGAGCTGGAATCCCTCGGCCGGCATGCTGGTGACCGGCTCCGACATCCTGACGGTGATTTGATGGGTCTCTTTTCCGGCATCGGCAATGCGCTGCGCGTGATGGCTGACTCGATCGACATCACCAAGCCGCGCGATCAATGGGACCTGCAATATTGGGGCGCGCTCGGCGGCGGCATGTCGATGGCGAACGTCGTGGTCAACGACAGGAGTGTGTCGGGCCTCGGCTCGGTGCAGTCGGTCCGCTACGGCATGTCGTCGTCTCTGTCGACGCTGCCGGTCTCGATCTATCGCAAGGGCGCAAAGGGATCGCGGACGGCGCTGCCGGATCATCCGTTGACGCGTCTTCTGTCGGCGCGACCGAACCGGACCACAAAGCCGGGCGAGTTCATTTCCGAGATCGGCTGGCACCTGTCCTACTATCGCAATGCGTTTGCCCGCATCCTGCCGCCTGGTGATGGGCTCGGTCCGGAGCCTTACGGCCTCGGTGGCCTCGACATCCTGCATCCGCGGCGCCTGGCTCAGGTCGAGCGCCGCTATGACGGCCACCTCTATTACACCTTCAATCCGCCGGCGACGATCGTGCAGAATTCGTCGCTGGCGCCGGAGACCTATCGCGACGACGAGATCTGGCACCTGCGCGGCAACCCGCTGCGCGAGGATGGACTGCTCGGCGAGCCGATCTGGGAATCCGCGCGCAACGTGTTCGCCCGCGCGATTGCCGTGCATGAGTATGGGGACATCTGGTTCGCCAATTACGGCGGCACCGGCGGCATCATCGAGCATCCCGGCACCTTCAAGGACAAGGAAGCCGAGCGCGATTTTCTCGACACATGGCGCCGCAACGGCACGGGTCGCAACCGCCATCGCGACCGTCTGCTGAAATACGGCGCGAAATATACGCAGCTGAAGGTCACCAATTCGGAGGCGCAGTTGCTCGAGACCGAGGACGCGGCCGATACCGCCGTTTTCGGGCTCTGGAGCTATCCGCCGCACCGCGCCGGCCGCCTCAAGCGGTCGACCAACAACAACATCGAGCAGCAGTCGCTCGATTTCGTCATCTACTGCCTGGCGCCGCTCGCCATCGCGATCGAGCAGGCCGCCGAGGGTGATCTTCTGCTCGACAATGACGACAACAGCCTGTTCGTCGAGTTCAATTTCGCTGGCCTCCTGCGCGGCGATCTCAAGACCCGTTACGCGGCTTATTTGATGGGGCGGCAGGGCGAATGGCTGTCGGCCAACGACATCCTTCGGTTTGAAAACATGCCGCTGCGGACGGATGAGGGCGGCGACGACTACAAAAACCCGCTGACCAAGGATTCCGGCGCCGCAGCTGATGCCGCCGCCGATGAAAAACCGGGTCAGCTATCCGACGCCAACGATCAGGAGAGCGACGATGAAGGATGAGCGCGCCGAATTGCGTCAAGTTCTCGCACAGATCACGTCGATCGACCCTGTGGTCGCGATCGAGGTGTCCGCAATGCTCAACGGTCTGTCGAGCATCGAGGCTCGCGACGCCGCGCTGGCTGCGACCGCACAGACCGTCGCGACGCAGCCGAGCAAAATCGCACTGATCGGAGTCCATGGCGGCCTGACGCCGCGCGGCTCCTGGTACGGCTCGAGCCTCTCCGGCATCGCCGCCAGCGCCATGCGCGCCGCTGACGATGCCGATGTCTCCGGCATCATCGCGGACTTCGACAGTCCCGGTGGCACGGTGTCGGGCACGGCTGAGGCCGCGGCCGCTTTCGCTTACGCCGCCTCGAAAAAGCCCGTTGTCGCCGTCGTCAACACGCTCGCAGCGTCCGCGGCCTATTGGATCGCCTCGCAGGCGTCCGAGCTGGTGATCTCGCCGTCGGGCGATGTCGGTTCGATCGGCGCGATGATCATGCACCAGGATATTTCGGGCTACCTTGATCAGATTGGCCTGAAAATGACGATCATCCGGTCCGAGCAGTCGCCGATGAAGAACGAGGCGCATCCGTTTGCGCCGCTGTCGGATGACGCCAAGGCGTTCCTGCAGGGCCGCGCCAATTCCGCCGGCGCCGACTTCATCCGCGCGGTCGCTGCCGGCCGCAAGGTCTCGCAGGCGAAGGTCAAGGACGAGTTCGGCCAAGGCCGCGTGTTCGGCGCCAAGGAAGCGCTGGCGCGCGGCATGGCCGATCGAGTCGCAACGCTCGACAGCGTCATCGCCGGCATGGTGGCCGGCGTACCTGGCCGAGCAACCTCGCGTCGCCGCTCCGCTTTCGCGTTCGAGTAGCTCACCCGCAAGCCTCCGTTTTCGGTTGCCCACCCGCGTCGCCGGACAGCGGGAGTGCGGGCTCTCGGTCCGGCGTCATCACAGGAGAAGGTTGATCCCATGAAGGATCTGAAGAAGTTGCGCCACGCCCGCGCCGAAAAGGCGAAGGCCGGCAAGATTGCCCTCGACAAGCTCAACGCGGTCTTGGGCAACGCCAACGCGACCGAGACCGAAAAGGCCTCGATCGCCGCGCTGGAAGCCGAGGTGGACGCGCTCGAGCAGGAAGTGGCTGCGCTCGACGCCGAGATCGCGGCCGAGGAGAAGGCCGCCCGCCGTGCGTCGCTGTTTACCTCGCCTGCGGTTGCGACCTCTCTCGCGGTGGCTGCGTTCGGCGGCCCTGCGCTTGCGACCGTCGTTCGTGACAGCGATCCGGCCCGCACCGCAGGTTTCGCCAGCCTGGCCGAGTTTGCAGTCTCCGTCCGCAACATGGCGGTTGGTGGCATCGTCGATCCGCGTTTCTCCGCGGCCGCGACCGGCTATCAGCAGAACCAGGGTTCGGCCGGTGAGGGTGTTCTTGTTCCGACCGAGTGGCGCGAGGCGATCTGGTCGCTGGTGTTCGACAACAACGACCTGCTCGGCTTCTGCAACCCGGAGCCGACGCAGGGCAACACGGTCGGCATCATCAAGGATGAGACCACGCCGTGGGGCGCCGCCGGCGTCCAGGCGGCCTGGCGCTCGGAAGGCTCGCAGATGCTCGCCAGCAAGGCTGCGTTGACGCCGACCATCATGCAGCTGCACGAGCTGTATGCGTTCGTTCTGGCATCGCAGGAGATCCTCGACGATGCGCCGCGGCTGCAGAACCGTCTGACCGTCCAGGCGGCCCGTGCGATCCGCTGGAAGGCCTTTGAGGCCGTCATGTGGGGCGACGGCAACGGCAAGCCGCTCGGCTTCATGAACTCGCCGGCGCTGATCACGGTGACCAAGGAATCCGGCCAGGCCGCCGGCACGCTCGTCACGGCCAACGTCCTAAAGATGGCCGCGCGTCTGTTCGAAATGGATGGGGGCAACCCGCAGTTCCTGGCGAACCGCGATACGCTGCCCCAGCTCGGCACGATGCAGATCGGCAACAACGCGGCCTGGCTGCCGCTCAATCAGGCACTGACCGGCGGCGGCATCCGCAAGGGCGGCATCCTGCTCGGCGAGCAGCTGTCCTACAACGAGCACTGCCAGACGCTCGGCACCAAGGGCGACATTGTCCTGGCCGATCTCTCCGGCTACGCGCTCGCCACCAAGTCGGGCGGCGGCATCGACTTTGCAGCGTCGATCCATCTGTTCTTCGACCAGAACATCCAGGCCTTCCGCTGGATCTTCCGGGTCGGCGGGCAGCCCTACCTGTCGGGGCCGGTCGCTGCGGCCAAGGGCTCCAACAGCAAGTCCCATTTCGTCTGCCTCGAAAATCGCTGACGCGCGCGGGCCGGGCGGGCTACGGCCCGCCCGGCTACGTGCCGTCGTCCTCAACCTTCCAGAGCATATAGGGAAAGCAAATGTCTGGACCTGCAATGAAGCCGTCGCAGCGCGTCGGCATCGTCGGATTCATCAGCCCGGTGTCGCAAGCTGCCGGCACCGTCACGTCGGGGTGGATGGATGCGACTACGTTCCACAACTTCCTGGCCATCCTGAAGACGGGTATCCTCGGCGCATCTGCGACCGTCGACGCCAAGCTGCAGCAGGCGACCGATAACTCCGGCACCGGCGCCAAGGACGTCACCGGCAAGGCCATCACCCAGTTGGTGAAGGCCTCGAACGACAACAACCAGCTGACGATCGACCTCAAGCAGGAAGATCTCGACTTCAACGGCGCCTTCAAGTGGTTCCGGCTGTCGGTGACGGTCGCAACCGCGGCCTCGCTGATCGATGCCACCATTCTCGGCTTTGATCCGCGCTACGGCTTCGGCACCGACAACGACGCCGCGAGCGTGGTGCAGAACGTCTAATTTTGAAGTGCGCAGCGGCCCGGCGCTCAATGCCGGGCCGCCACATCTAGATGTCCGTTGGGTAGTGCGTCATCGCTAGCTGTAAAAGGCTATTGCGCGAGTTTTAGTTGAAACCAGCAGCTCTCCTCAGCACCCCAGTAGCGGTACGTAAGTTTATAACGACCCTCAGAAATAAACTTTTTACCGTGGATTCTTACGCCATGCACTTCTGGTCCATCACTTGGATGATGGTGCCCCTGACGGAGTTCCAAATGCGCCATCTGGTCGATCGCCATGTCATGAATTTCATCGACTAGTTTGTTCTCGGCATCGTGGATCTTCCAATGATGCACTTCTCCTGCAGGCATATCCGCGTCGACGCTTTCCAATCCGCGATTGTGCAGCCGAAGCCTTGCGCTCGCTAGGATTACGTCCTCCACCTCAGGTGGCATCCGGACCAAGGTCACGTCGCTTGGAAATTCCAAAGTGAATTCAATGTCGGGTAGAATACTCATCTAAGCCCCTCCTGGTTGAAGCGCGGTAACATTTCTACTCCATCTGTGCGCGCCCTGGTTGTCAATATGCGTTTCCGCTGCAGTGCGCCTGCGGCACTCGCGAGCGCTCATCCGGTACTAGGCAAATCCCCTATGCTCCGCATCGTTACCCCGCCGGCGAGTTATCCGGTCACGCTGACCGAGGCCAAGGCGCAGCTGCGCGTCGCGTCCGGCGACACCAGCAACGACGCCATCATCACCGCGCTGATTCCGGCGGCGACCAAGTTCTGTCAGTCGCTGGTGCAGCGCGTGTTCGTGCTGCAGACGCTGGAGTGGGTGCTGCCGTGCTGGCGCGACGTCCTCGATCTGCCGATCGCGCCGGTCCTGGCCGACCAGGTCGCCTCGGTCAAATATGTCGACTGGGTCGGCCAGACCCAGCATACGCTCGCGACCTCGGCCTATGTGGTGCAGACCAAAGGCGAGAGTGTCCGCATCGTCCCGAAATTCGGGACGTGCTGGCCGCTGGTGTTCACCCGCTCGCCGGAGCCAGTCGTCATCCGCTTCGATGCCGGCTACGAGGACCCGGCCGATCTGCCTGCTAACGTCAAGGTCGCGATCCTGCTGATGCTGCGGCACCTCTACACCATGGGCGAGGCCAGCCTGATCCTGACCAGCGACACCGTGTTCGGTGTCGGCCAGCAGCAATTCGCCGTGCCGGCCGATCTCGCCACGCTGATCCCGGACGCGGTCCGCAACCTCATGCTCGACGAGGTCTGGTAGGATGTCCCGGATCACTGTGCTGCTGGCGCGCACCGCGCGCCATGTCTGGCCGCCGAAGGACCCGGCCGAGCGCCGCGTCGAGTACGCCATCGACTGGGCCGCGCGGCTCGGCGCCGGCGATGCGCTGGCGGCCTCGACCTTTGAGCTGCCGTCCGGCCTAGTCGCCGAGAATGCCGTCAACACCGCCACGGTCGCGAGCGTGCAGATCTCCGGCGGCGCGGCCGGCTGCGCCTACGAGATCGTCAACCGCGTCACCACCGCCAAGGGCGCCGAGCTTGAGCAGGCGATCCGGCTGCGGGTCAAGACCCGTTAACCTCGCCGTCCTGGTCGCCGTCGCGCATCGCCGCCTGGCGTTGCGCCGGCTCCTGGTCGCGATCGAGCGTCACCCGTCAATTCTGGAGGCTTTGGACATGAACCGTTCCATCAAGCGGCCGGTCGAGCTGGCCGGCTTCTCCGCGCGGCTGGCGCGGGCCGAGAAGGTCGAGGGTGAGCTCGCCGTCACCGGCGCCCGCTACGATGCTGTGCTCGACGATATCGACGACCAGCGCGCCGCGCTGAAAACCCATGTCGGCGCGCTCGAGGTCACCCGCTCGGCGCTCGACCATGTCATCAACCGCATGACCGCCGGGAGCAACGGCGGCCCACACGATGGCTCGGAATCGTCAAAAGACTCGAGCGGCGAGGCCGGTCAGGGCGTGGCACAGGTGATCACGTCTGAGACCAGCAACGGCGAGGGCTGATCCGTGACGCCGGATCAGGTCCTTGCCAGCCATCGCCGCATGCTGGCGGCTGTCGGCGAGCCCGTGATCGTCCGCCGCTATTCCGGCACCGGCGCGGCCCGTAGCTCGATCGAGGCGGTCGCGCAGGCCCGCGTCATGGGCTACCAGCCGAAAGAGATCGTCGGCGCCGTGCAGCAGGGCGACCGCAAGGTGATCCTGCTCAACGATCCCGCGGCCGTCGTGCCGTCAGGCAAGGTGGCACTTGCGACCATGCTGCCGCTGACCAGCGACGACAGCCTTGTCATCCGCGGCGCAGCGGTCGCGGTGCAGGGCGTCGACGATTCTACGCGCCGGATCGGCGGCGTCCTGGTCGCGCTCGAGCTGCAGGTGCGCGGCTGATGGCGCAGGTGATCGACGAGGCCGATTACCGCCGGCGGCTCGACGCGCTCGACAGCTCCAACATTTCGCTTGGCGATGAGGTCAGCGACATTGGTGCCGGCTGGTCGGGCCTGCTCGATCCGTCTCAATTCGGTTCGGACAATATCGGCACGGGGCCGCTAAATGCGCGGAAGAATATCCTGCAGGCCAAGCAGGAAGCGCTACGGCACGCGCGCAAGGAGCTGATCAAGGCCATCCGCGCGGCCGACGATGCGCAGCGGGCCGCCAGCCTTCTGCCGATCGAGGTCGAGCAGATCGTGACCGGAAGTTCGGACGAACTGATCAAGGTATGAGGCTGGTGTTCCGCTATCAGGCGATGCAGGACATCGTCGATTTCGCGCTTTCCGTTTTGCGCGAGCGGTCGCCGGTCGGCACTGGCAACGACAAGCATCCCGGCCTCTATCGCGATAGCCATACCGTTTTCCTCAACGGCCATGTTGTGCAGGGCGCCGATGTCAGCGCCTTCCGGCCTGGTGACCAGATCAACATCTCCAACCCCGTGCCCTACGCGCGCAAGATCGAGATCGGCCGGCTGACGATGTCCGTTCCGCCTCACGTTTATGAGGACAGCGCACTGATCGTCGCCGGACGCTACGGCAACCGCGCGTCGGTCAAGTTCACTTTCATGCCGGTCCGGTTTGGCGGCGTCGCGGCCTTCGCGGCGTTCTCGAAACAGATCCGGCCGGGCCGCCGCATGTCGGAGAAGGCGCGCCAGGACTGGCTGTCGCGCCAGCCGGCGCTGGAAATCAGGGCAAGGTAGCAAGCCGATGGGTGACTACGCCGGCGCCGTCGCCGCGGTGCGCGCTTATCTCGATGCCGGCTTTACAGCTGCGCCCGTGCAATTCCAGAACGAGGACCCGCCGCAGCAGCCATGGCCGCCGCAGGTCGCGAGCAAGCCCGTGCCCTGGTGCTATTTCGAGATGGTGCAGCTCGATGACCGTCTGCGCGGCGTCGGGTTGCCGGGCAGCCAGGTGTGGATCTCGATCGGGCGCATCAGCGTCAGCGTGTTTGTGCCGAAGGGCTACGGCCTGCCGGAGCATCTCGCGCTCGCCGGCCAGGTGGTCGAGCTGTTCCGGTCGCGCACGCTCTACAACACCGAGCCCGGCGTCGCCTTGCGATGCTGGAGCGAGCAGGGGCAGGGGCCGAGCGTCCAGGGCGGGGACAGCAAGAGCGACGACGGCAACTGGTTCGGCGTGGTCGTCACCATTCCCTTTCAGCTTTTCTACTCAAAATAGGAGCGGCATTCGTCATGGTCTATCAGACGCAATCCAACGGCCTCGTTGCCTACAAGAAGCAGTCCGGCCTCGGCGTCGCCGCCAGCGGCTCCGGCGCCAACCAGCTGCGCATCTCCGGCGGCAACGGCATCAAGCTGTCGAAAGCCGCAGTCCAGTCGACCGAGGTGCGCAACGACGGACTGTCGGTGCGGGGCCGGCACGGAACGCAGGCGATCGCGGCCAGCTACAATTGCGAGGCCTCGCTCGGCTCCCTCGATCCCATCATCGAGGCGGTCATGCGCTCGACCTGGGACGCGACCGTCTTCAATAAGACGCAGGCGGATTTCACCAGCCTGACCACCGTGGCGGATGGCTTTGTCTTTGCGTCCGGCTCGCCGATCGCGATGGGCTTCAAGGTCGGCGATGTGGTGCGGGCGACCGGCTTGCCCGACGCCGCTAACAACGCCAAGAACGTCCGCATTGCCGCGCTGTCCTCGACCAAGATTACGACGGCCGAGGCCCTGATCGTCAATGCCGCGCCGGATACGACCTGCTCGATCGCCCGTCCCGGCAAGCGCCTGGTCAACCCGACGCAGCTCGCCAAGGCCTATTTCACCGTCGAGGAGTACGAGGGCGATATCGACCGCTCGACCCTGGCGCAGGATTTCGTGTTCGGTGGTCTCAAGTTCTCGATGGCTGCGGACGGCCTGCTGATGGCCGAGGCCTCCGGCACCGGCACCGGCCAGATCCAGGCGCTCGCGAGTGGCAGCTCGCCATACTATTCCTCGACGACGGCGCCCTCCGATGTGCCATTCTCGGTGGTCGATGCCACGATCCGGTTCGGCGGCGTCGACCTGGTCGAGCTGACCTCGTTCGATCTGACCGTCAACATCCAGCCGAACGCGCCGAAAACCTTCGGCTCGAATGCGCAGAAATACTCGCCCGACGTCTTCACCGGCTCGCTGCTGGTGTCGATGAACCTGACGGCGCTGCGCAAGGATCTAGCGCGGCTCGCCGACTTCATCGCCGAGACCCCGTATTCGCTACACATTCTCGCCGTCGACAACATGAGCGAGCCGAAGGACTTCCTGTCGATCGTGGTGCCGAATTTCACCCTCGGCAGTGTCGATCCCTCGGCTTTCTCCAAGCAGGGCGGGCCTCGCACCGAGACGATCCAGATTCCGGCCGCCCTGGTCGGCGTCGATACGTCGACGGGCGGCAACAATTCGATGATCTCGTTCCAGACGACGGCGCCCTAAAGGCGCGGCCGTTTGGCAGGCTGCAACGTCAAGGAGGCGACTACAATGGACGACATCGATATCGGCGCGCTCGACGCGCTCGACGAGGGCCGGCTGGACATTCGGCATCCCAAGACGCGCCTGCCGCTCGGCTGGGTCTGGACCTTCTACGGTCCTGCCCATGCCGCGACGATTGCTCTGGCCGACCGCGTCTCGCGTGATGCCATGCGCAGGGCCGTGGCGCGTCGCCAGGCGGTTCTCAACGGCCGCCAGATCGAGGACGAGGAGCGCTCTTACGACGACATCCAGCGCGAGAACGTCGACAACATCATCGCCAGGACTAAGGGCTTCTCGTCGGTCAAGCTCAACGGCGAGCTGCTCGAATTCAGTCCGGACAAGGCGCGCGAGCTGCTGCTCGATCGCCGCAAGGGCTGGCTGATCAAGCAGGTGCTCGACTATCTCGGCGCCGAGGAAAATTTTATTCAGCCCTCCGCGACGAGCTGAGGGCGTTCGCCGACAAGACCTTCCAGCTCGAGAAGCGCGAGCTGGATGGCACCACCTACCGGAAGGTGCTGGAAGGCTTGCGCGACCGGGCGCGCGATCCGGCGCGGCGGGCCGAGCGCGAGGCTGACCTCGCATGTCCGCCGCTCCCGGACGAGCTGGCCTACATCTGGAATATGTTTCTGCGCCTCAATGCGCGCCGCTCGGCGGGCTTCTCGCTCGAGCCAATCAGCTTTTCCGAGATCGAGTCCTTTACCCGCTTGTCGGGCCTTCGGCTCTCGCCGTTTGAGGTCCGCCTGATCGAGGACCTCGACAATCTGTTCCGTGCCGTTCACTTGACCGAGAAATCGTAAACCCATGCCTCAGGCCGTCACCGAGCTCGTCATCGACGCCGATACGTCTGGCGCCGATCGTTTTGCATCCGCCATGGACAACGCCGGCGGCAAGGCGCAGTCGGCTCAGGCCTCGGTCACGCAGATGACCCTGGCGATTGCCGGTGTCGGCATCGCAGTCGTCGGGGCGCTGACGGCACTGCGCGGGTTCGTCGACTATGTCGGCAACCAGACGCAGCAGCTGGTTGACCTGTCCGACCGGGCCGAGCGGGCCGGCATGAGCGTCGGCGAGTTGCAACAGGCGCTGTTCGCCGCCCGTGCCGGCGGCGTGTCCGACAAGGATTTCTTTTCCGGCATCGACAAGATCTCGGACGACCTGACGCGGGCCGGGCAGCAGGTCACCGAGTTCGGCGAGCTGTTCAAGCAGAACGGGCTCAAGATCCGCGAGCAGAACGGCCAGCTCATTTCGACCAAGCAGGCGCTGACCGACATCATGGGGCTGATGGAGGATGCTTCGCCGCGCGTGCAGCAGCGCATCGCTCAGATTGCCGGCGTCTCGGCGTCATGGATTCCATTCCTGAAGCAGGGCGCGGAGCAGTTCGAAGCGATGAAACAACGCGCTGCGGATCTTGGCGTCGTCATCGACAACGACACGATCGCCAAGGCGCGCGAGTTCAACGCGCAGTGGAAAGAGGCGGTTGCGGTGTGGGACCTGCAGTTCAAGGCCTCGATTGCCTCGATCCTTCCATTGCTGACGCAGCTAGCGACCCTGGCGTCGGGCCTGCTCGGCGGCATGGGCAATGTCAGCAACTATTTTTCGGGGCTGCTGACGCCTGATAGCGACAAATCCCTCGGCCAGCTCGGCGACAAGGTCAACCAGGTCTATGAGCTGACGCAAATGATGGAGCGGCTGGGTGACCAGTCGTTCCGCGCGACCAATCTGAAGGGAGCGCTCAACATCCCCGAGGATGCGGACATCGGCAAGGTCCGGCAGATCCTCGATATGACGCAACAGATGTACGACGACCGGGCGAAGCGTCTCCGCGTCACGCCAGCGCCGGCGGGTGAGGGGTCGACTGTGCTGCCGAACATGGGCGGCAAGGACGAGATCGACAAGATGGCCGACTCGATCGAGCGGCATATTGCCAAGCTCAATGCGGACGCGCAGGCGGCCGGTCAGGGCGCCGGCGAGCTGGAGCGGTTGCGCGTCGAGGCGCAGCTGTATACGGCCGCCGAGCGCGCCGGCATCACCGATACCGAGAAGTTCGCCGACCGCTTCTATAACCTTGCGGAGCGTGCCGGGCAGGCCGCCGAGGCGCTGTCGCGCGCTAAGGTCAATGCTGACATCAAGTTCGGCGCGCAGACTGCATTCCTATCGCAGGAGGATGTCCAGATCGCCTCTCGCCTCAAGGACCTTTACCCTGACGTCGCCAGCGCCGTGAATTCGGCCGAGGCCGCGCAGATGCGGTTCAATACGACGACGCGGCAGCTATCCACCTCGATCGAGAACAGCCTGACGTCGGGGCTCGTTGACATCGTCACGCACACCAAGAGCGCTGGCGATGCGTTTCGGAGCATGGGGATGTCGATCGTCAGGGCGCTCGACGAGGCCATCATCAAGCTGCTGATCGTACAGCCGTTGATGCGCTCACTCGGCTCGATCGGCGGCTCGGTCGGTGCGCCGCTGAATATTCTGCCAAGCGCGATGGGCAATGTGTTCGCCGGCGGCAACGTCGTTCCATTTGCGCAGGGCGGCGTGGTCGATAGTCCGACCATCGCGCCCATGGCACTGTTCGGCGAGCGCGGCCCGGAGGCCATCATGCCGCTGCGCCGCGATGCATCCGGCAACCTTGGCGTTGCCGGCGGCGGTGGAGGCGGCACCAGCATCACCTACAACATCGACGCCTCCGGCGCCGACAGCGGCACGGTGCAGCAGATCCATGCGGTGCTGGCCGACCATGCGCAGGCGATCGCACGCCAGGGCAAGGTCATGAAAAGCGCCGACCGGCAGCAGCGGCGGGGAGTCGGCTGATGGCGACCTATGAGTTTCCGTTGCTGTTGCTGCATGAAGCCAGCCACGATTGGAATCTTGTCGGCAATGCCATTTCTGCGGGCCAGACGGTCTCCGCCTCTGTCGACGTGCGCAGCGACGGCGGCGGCTTCTGGACGACCTCACTCAACGATGTGCAGCTTTGGGATCGCTTCCAGCCCTTGCTCTGGCGCGCTGTGCGGCAGCTCGCAAACGGCGGCGTCAATCGCCTGGTCGTCTCGCGCCGCGACCAGCTGCAGCCTTGGCCCGGCAACCTGACATCCTATGGTGCCGTCGCGTTCGGCGATGGCGCGCTGTTCGATGATGGCGCGGGTTTTGAGCAGTCCGTGATCGATGTCGTGACCTCCGGCGCCGCTGCCCTGCGTGCAACCAGCCTGGTGCTCGATTTCGTCAATTGCGGCGACCTGCTTGGCGGCGAGGCGTTCTCGATTGATCACCAGACCTTCGGCTGGCGCATGTACGAGATCGGATCGGTTGAGGAGATTGGTGGCGGCCTCATCAAGGTCACTTTCAACCCGCCCTTGCGTGAGGCTGTGGCTGATGGGACGCAGGTCGAGTTCGATCGACCGCGCTGCGTGATGAAGCTGCAGAGCGCTGCGGCCATGAATCTTAATCTCACGGTGCTGCCCTATACCAAGGCCACGGTGAAGCTGGTCGAGGCCAAATATCAATGACCTTCAGCGATGCCGAGCTGGCGGTGCTCGCCGGCGATCTCCACAATATCGGGGTGTTCTTTCGCCTTGGCGTGGTCCCGGTGCCGGTCCGGATCTGGCTGGGCTTTGGTGCGATCGAGCCCGGCCTGAACGTGTTCGACCCTGACGGCGCGCAATATCTCGGCTTTGGCGAGATCCGCGACGTTCCGCAGGTGACGCAGCTGCTCAATGGTGCGGCCGAGCGGGTCGACTTTTCGCTGAGCGGGGTCGACGGCGATATCCTCAAGATTGCCAGCGGCCACGACGCTGAGGCGATCAAGAGTAAACCGATGACGGTCGGCTTTGCCCTCATGGGCGCCGATTGGTCGCTGATCGGGCCGGTCCATTGGCTCGCGTATTACCTCGCCGATTATCTGGCCGGTGAGCAGCAGCCGGCCGTCGCGCCGGCGTCGCCGGTCCGCACGCTGACCCTGTCCTGCGGCTCGCGGTTCACGGGACGGCGTCGGCCCGCCTATTCGTATTGGTCCGATGTCGACCAGCAAGCCCGTTGGCCTGGCGATCTGTTTTGCAGCCTGGCGCCGAAATACGCGCACGGCTTCCAGAAGACCTGGCCGGTGTTCTGAGGCCCGTCCTGATGCTGTCTCTGCGAGACTACCTTGACCATGTTGCCGGCCGTGATTGCGCGTTCGGTCGGCTCGACTGCGCCGTGCTGATGGCGGACTGGCTGGTGGTCTGTGGTTTCGATGATCCGATGCCGGATCGCCGCGGGACTTACACAACCGAGCGAGCGTATCGCGCGGCGATCCGCAGCGAAGGCGGCATTGTTGCGTCGTGCCGTCACCGTTTCGCGCGCATCGGCCTGGCCTCGACTGCGCAGCCGTCCGCCGGCGATGTCGCGCTGGTGCTGGCACCTTTCGCGATCCGCAATGGCCGGCCGCTCTGCCGTCCGACCGGCGCGATCGTCGGCCCGTCTGGCCGGACTGCGTTGTTGGCCTGGCCGCGCGGCGTCGTGATGGCGCGGCTTCCTGTTCTAGCGGCATGGAGCGCTTCGCGTGGCTGAAACGATCGGGATCCTGATCCTGTCGAGTGTCGAGGCCGCAGGCGTGTCGGGCGCGGCGGCGTTCGGCACGACGGCGATTGTCGGTACCTTGACCGTCAACACCGTGATCGGCGCCGCCGCGCTGACCGCCGCGTCGATCGGGCTGCAATACGCACTGAGCAATCCGCAAGTGCCAAAGCCTGAGAACGGCGCACAGCCGCTGAAGCAGGCCGTGCCGCCGCGCCAGCGCGGTTATTGGATCAACCGTCTTAGTGGTTACTACATGCTGTTCCTGGGCGCCGGCGGCGACTCGCAAGATGTGCTTGCCTTTCACAGCGGGCCGATCGAGCAGGCGCTGCAGCTCTATCTGCATGACACGCCTGTTTCGGTATCGGCCGGGCTCGGAGATGGTCAGTACAACACGGTGGTCCCGCCGACCGGCATCTACTACACCAATGTGTCGGTGCAGGTTTTCTACGGTTCCGACACACAGACCGTTTACGGTCCCATCATCAATTCGTCGACAACATCCGGAGTCGTGACCAGCGCTTTCCAGGGCAAGGGGACGGCAGCCATAGTCCTTGGCTGCGGGCATACCTCCGATCCCACGCAGTTCACCAAGATGTATCCGCAGGGCCTGCCGCTGCCCTCGGTGGTCGCGAAATGCGCGCCTGTGTTCGATCCCCGCGACGTCACGCAGTCGCGCGCCGATCGCTCCACGTGGAAGGCGTCGCCAAATCCCGTCCTGCAGCTGATGGACTATTTGACCGAGCCGGACGGCGGCATGGGCGAGGATTTCGACGTCCTGTTCCCGCCGGCCGCTTTGGCCTTGTGGATGGCCGAGGCCGATCTCTGCGACGAATTGGTCGGCGGCCGCGCGCGCTATCAGTCGGCGGGCTTCCATCAGTTCGACAATGCGCCGGAGAGCGTCATCAACAAGATCCTGGCGACCTGCGACGGCTGGATGGCCGAGAACGGTGATGGATCGATGGCGCTGACGGTCGGCGTCTATCGCGAGCCGAGCGATCCGCCGCTGACATCCGGGCATGTGCTCGGCTGGAGCTGGCAGAAAGGCCAGGCCGACGAGGACAGCGTCAATCAGCTGGACATCACCTTTACGAACCCAGCGCTCGGCTACGTCACCGACCAGACGGCGCCGGTTCGCAACGAGGTGGCGATTGCGGCCGCCGGCATCGTGCGCCCGCAGCAGCTCGATCTGTCCTGGGTGCAGGACGAGGATCAGTCGACCATGCTTGGCGGCCGCGCGCTGCTGCGTGTCAACCCTGCGATCACCGGGACGCTGGTCACGACACTCTACGGGCTGCGCTATCTCGGCCGGCGCTGGATCAAGCTGCAGCTGCCGGAGGTCAACGGGCTCGCCGATTGCGTCGTCGAGATCCAGGACAAGGGTGTCGTCGAACTGCTCAATGGCCGTGTGACGTTCCCTTTCATCCTGGTCGATCCGGTCGCGCTGTCGGCGCTTCAATGACGCTTTTCTCTCTTAACGCTGTGGGGCCTCGCTGATGTCGGTCATCAAAACCGCCGCTGAAATCTTTCGTCGTTACGTCACGAACGGCGTGCCCGGGTCGGGAATCAACCCGGTCAACAAGGACGACGTCGTTGCCTGGGGATCCTTCCTCGAGTCGACCATCGGCCAGGTCGGTCTCGGCTATTCGACGCTCGCGCTGCTCAATGGCGATCTTGCACATGGCGCCGGCACGCTGTCGTTTGTCTACAATGATGCGACGGCGGCCTATAACGGCCTCTATCAAAAGTCCGGCGCGAGCGGGGCGGGCACTTGGACGCGCATCGGCGACCTCTGGGAGACCGTGGTCAATCTGAACGTCACCGGCGGCACCGCCAACGCCATCACGGCGACCGCGATCGAAAACCCGACCGTGCCTGGTGCAAAGCTGTTTCTGCTGACGCCGACCGCGGCCAATACCGGCCCCACCACGATCAACATCAACGGCACCGGCGCGGTCGCGATCAAGAATGCCTTCGGCGTCGACCTCGCGGCCAATTCGCTGCTGGCGGGCTCGCAGGTGCTGATGGCCTGGCAGACGGACCATTATCAGCTGCTGCTGTCGGCCAATCCGGACGCCAGCGCATTCACCGCGGCCTGTGCGGCCTCGGCGTCGGCCGCGGCCGGCTCGGCCTCCGCTGCAGCCGCGTCCGCCACGTCGCTCGCCGGTATCGTCGGCCTGGCGCCGCCCGGCGGCCGCCTGACGCTGGTCTCTGGTGTGGCTGCGCCGTCGAGCGATCAGGCGGCTGTCTCGACGGTGTTCTACACGCCGGACACCGGCGAGTATGTCCGGATCTATGACGGCACCAACGATGTGCTTCGGCAATTCTCCGAGATGTCGCTCGCGCTCGACAGCAATGCGGCGCACACCGGCTACCATCAGTCCGGCAAGCAGTTTCTGTTCTTTGTCGCCTACTCCGGCGGCTCGCTGGTGTTCGGCACCGGGCCGGCGATGGCAAACGATAGTTCGACGGGGACGGGCGCCGGCACGACCGAGGTCGAGTTCTTCAAGGGCGCATGGCGTAATAAGAACACGATCACCTTGCGCAAGGGCTCACTCTCCGGCGACACGGTCTCAATCCCGGCGAGGCAGGCGACCATGGTCGGCGGCTTCCGCGCAACGGCGGACGGGCAGGCCTCCGACACCATGCTGCGCCGGCTGTTGTCGAACGCCTACAACCCCGTGCCGCGCAAGATGTTCGTCAATGCGCAGACGCTCGGCACCAGCTGGACTTACACTCTCTTTGCCTTCCGGCAGGCCGCCGGCAACACTGCAAACAAGGTCGAGGTGTTCCAGTGCCTGCCGAATGGCCCGGCCAGGGCGCGGGCGATCGGGACGACTCAACATTCAGCTGGCGGCGTGCTGATGTTTACGGGCATTGGCGTCAACTCAGTGACGATCAACAGCGGCAAGGGCGGCCTGCATCCGGTCGTGGCGGCAAACTTGTCGACGCAGGGCATCTCCGAATGGGAGGGCAATCTCAACCTCGGTTACAATTACTTGGCCTGGCTCGAGGCGTCCGCGGCGTCTGGAACGACGACCTGGCTCGCGGGTGACGCCGCCATTTCCGCGTTTTCGTCCGGCCTTCAGGCGGAGGTCTGGAACTAAATGCAGATCATCACCCTCGGGTCGGCGCCGGATCCCTATCCGATGCCGACCGCCGACATCGTCGGCAATCTCTTCAACGTGCAATCGTACCGCACGCCGGTGCAGCCGCAGGCCATCGTCCCTGGCGAAAACACGGCGGTGTGGCTGGCGATCGGCCAGTCGACCGGCGCCTGCAACAACGACGACACGCAGTACAGCGTCACCAATCCGAAGTCGCAGAACTTCAATTGCTATGACGGCGCGATCTATTCCGCTGACACGCCGACGCTCGGTTGCCAGGGGTTCGGCGGCAACTGGAATTCGCGGGCGTGCGACAAGCTGATCGCGTCGGGCGGTAATCCGTTCAAGCGCGTCATCTGTGCGCCGATCGGCGTTGGCGGCACCACGGTAGCGCAATGGCGGCCGACGGGTGGCGTGCTCTGGCAACGGATCGTTTCGGCAAAGGCTCGGCTCGACTCCCGCGGACTGACGCCGACCTTCATCACATGGATGCAGGGTGAAAGTGATTTCACGACGACGCAGGCTGCCTACGCAGCAAGCTTTGCCGATTTGGTCAGCGGGATTCGAGCGCTCGGCTACAATATGCCGATCTTTATTTCGCAGACGACCTTGCAGGGTGGCGTGACACTGTCGGCGGTGCGCGCCGCGCAGGCGGCGGCGGTGAACAACGGCGCCGGCATCTATGCCGGGCCTGACACCGACACGCTGACCGGCGCGACTAACCGGCAGGCCAGCGGCAACAATGCGCACTTCACCGGCGTGGGATCGGATGCCTGCGCAACGCTCTGGACCGCCGCGATCGATGCTGTGTTCTGATCAGTAAAAGTCGGCCTGGCGGGCGTAAAGCACGGCGTCAGTCCGATTTTGTGCATGTGACGTCGACGAAAGGAAGATCCTTCACGGCCTGCCATTGCAGGTCGTGCGAAACGCCGGAATAAATTTCTCGGAACCTGTTCGGCCGCCAGGCGTGAGCGGGATCCAGTCGGCCGCCTGCAGTGAAAAAGGCATTGGCACCACCATCCGACACAGCCGCAAGGCCATAACCATGCTTGCGGCAGAGCCAGGCGAGCGCCGTGAGCGAGGCTCCATGATACCAGCCTCGCGGGTGTTTCTCATGCCTGTCGAAGCCCGGATCGTAGGGCACCGAGATCGGCGCTTGTCCGAAGGTCGAATTGTACTCGACGCAGATGACAGCTGGCCGGATCTCGATCAGTCGCTCGAGAAACCAATAATCGTTACCGTCGACGTCGATCGAAAGGACTCCGAGTGCGGGGAAGGCGGCTTTGAGAAAATCGAGGTTGTCCAGGGTCAAGAACTTTTGGACTGCGGCGATCCGGGAAGGAAGGAAGAATTTGGCATCAGCAACCTGGCCGGCATCGCCGTCGACAAGCAAGCCGTCCCAGTCGTGCCTGCGTGCGAGAGTAGCGCAATTGAATTCAGCCGGGTGAAAGCCGAATTCGATAAACGTCTTCGAGCAGTCGACAGCGAGACGTTCGATGATTGTCGTCTCGTCGGACTGCCCTTTGCTGCGAAGCATCCGAAGCCCGGTTCGAGCACGTCGCACGGGAGTGAGATCCTTGATTGCGCTACGAACATCAGCCAGCCGGTAAATTTTAGCAGGGCCGTCCAGCAACCGTAAATGAGACCGCAATCTAGCGGCGTCTGACTTTCCGAATAAGTCGGCCATCGGTGCCCCCCGTTTCGTTTCTGAATGTTTCTAACCCATCGCAATCCCAGCTGGCAACATTCCGCGCGGCAGCCGGATGTTGTCGAAATGCAGCATTGCCCGCCTTCCCAACGTCAATCCAGGAGTTTGCCCCACATGCTCGACCTGCATGGCATTTCGCGCGCGTCGTTCGATCTTGTCGTCGCCGAGGAGGTGACGAGCCAGTCCGTCTATGAGCGGAAATACCGCCACGCGCTGGAATATCCCGGCGAGCAGAGCGGCCCGACGGGCGGGATCGGCTACGATTTCGGCACGCAGACCAAGGCGCAGATCCGCGCCGACTGGGCTGATAAGGTCGACGCCGCGATGCTAAGCATCCTGCTCGGCGCCTCGGGCAAGCGCGGCAAGGCGGCTGCCGCCTATTGCCGCGCGACCCGCGGGCAGGTCGACATTCCCTGGCCGGTCGCGCTCGACGTGTTCGCCAATCACGACCTACCGCGCTATCTCGCCATCCTCGAGCGCTATTGTCCCGGCGCCGGCGAGCTGGGGCCGGACTGCAGGGGCGTGCTGTGGTCGATCGCCTTCAACCGCGACGCCGCCGGGTTCGTGAAATCAGGCGCGCGCTACGCCGAGATGCGCGAGATCCGCGCCTGCGTCGCCAGCGGCGACCTTGCCCGCATCCCCGGCCTGATCAAATCGATGCAGCGGCTCTGGCCGAAAACCTCCGGCCTCTACGCCAGGCGCGAGACCGAGGCGCGGCTGTTCGAAAAGGGCCTGGCCGAGCACCATCCGGACCAGCACGAAAGACTCGAGCACGTCGCGCCGGCGCCCGATCCCGATGTCGTGGTCCAGGTGCAGGCGCGGCTGCGCGAGCTGGGCTATTACGACACGGGCGCCGTCGACGGCCAGCTGGTGCCGAAGGGGCGCACCGAGGCGGCGATCCTGGCCTTTCGGCATGAGCACGATCTGCCGCTGGTGCCGGGCATCGACGACGATCTGCTCGCCGCGCTGGCGCGCGCCGAGCCGCGGAAGGTCGCGGATGTCCGCGCCAACGCCACGACGCAGGATCTGCGCGAGCAGGGCGTGCAGACCATCTCCATCACCGACCAGGTCAAGCGCTGGGCCGGCAGCCTGTTCGGCACGGGCGGCAGCCTTTCGGTCGCCGGTCTGCTGGCCTGGATCACCGACAAGGCGTCGGCGGTGTCGGGTGCAAAGGACGCGGTCGGCGGGCTCGGCATTCCGCCGCAGGCGATCGTCTGGCTGCTCGCGGCCGTGGTGGTGCTGGCGATCGTCGCCGGCCTCGGCGTGCTGATCTGGTCGGTCGCGCACAAGATCGAGGTCAAGCGCCTGGCCGACTACCGCACGGGCAAGAACACATGAGCGGCGCGGTCATCGCTGCGATCGTGCAGCTGCTCGGCCTCGCCGGCGTCAAGCTGTCGCCGTTCAAGGCCGGCGCGCTTCTGGCCGGCGCGCTGGCGCTCGTCATCGGCATCGCGGCCGTTGCCGCGGGCTTCCACCTCTACAACGCCGGCTATGCGGCCGCGGACGGAGCCTGGCGCGAGAAGGCGCTCGACGCGCAGCTGGCGGCCGCGCGCAAGGATCTCCTCGAGGCCAACCGCGCCGCCGGCGATGCCGTGCTGCGCGCCAGGGCGATCGAGCAACAGGCACAGCAGGAAAGGGTGGGGACCGATGCCTATGTCGACGAATTGCGCAAGCAGAACGAGGCGCTCGCTGCGAGCGGCAAGCCGAATGCTTGCAGCCTGTCTTGTGACGACCTGCGCGGGATGCGCATCAAGTCCAGCGCCTGCGCCGCTCCGGCGCGACCTGCCGACGTTTCCGGAAGCGCTGGCGGCCAGCGGCTCTGGCCCGTCCGTCGCGCTGAATGACGACGCGCGCGCGCGGCTCGCACAGACCCGCGACGCGCTGAAGGTGTGCCGGGCGAGGAATGGCGAGGTGCGCGCCTGGTACGACGGCGTGCGGCAATCCTACGGCGGCGGGCGGTGAAGGGGTGGGGCGAGGAATGGCCGAACCGGAAAAGACGGCGAGTGAAAAGCTCGTCGGCAATGTCGCGCTCACGCTGTGGGCGCGGGGGGCGATGATCGTCGCCACCAGCCTGATCCTGCCGATCGCGCTGATGATCGGCAGCCGTGCTGTCTCTAACATCGACAAGCTCAGCGAGAAGCTCGACTCCATCAAGGAGCAGGCCATAGAACAGTCGGGCGAGATCAAGGCGCTGCGGCAATTGTCGACCACGCAGCAGCAGATCCTGGCCGACCATGAAACGCGGGTGCGCGCGCTCGAGCGCGGGGCCATGCCGGTGGTGCGCCAATGAAGCTTGAACCAAAAATCCTCTATGAGCTTCATGGCTTCGGGCAGGGCCTGCAGAAGATCCTGCTCGCTGCGGCGATCGCGCTAGCGCTGCAGGCGCTCTGGCTGGCGATCGTGGAGGCCGTGCGCCGGCCGCGCGCGGCCTTGGCCTGGCTAAGGGGCGCGGTGCTTGTCGCGGCCATCGTAGCGACTGTCCTGGTCAGTGTGGCGGCAAGCCAAATCTTAAGGTCCGCTCCCATGGTGGTTGTCTACTGAAGAGTCGCTCATCAGCTGATACAGGCAATGGGACCGTGGATCCGACCTCAGTCATTTAAGCGCGTGCCCCACGGTTGCCACGCCCGACCTTCAGCGCCGGACTGCCTCATTATTGCGCAGGCTCTCGACCTCCCACAGCGCGAGTTGGTGCGGTCCTCGGACAAATGAACGAAGCAGTCGCGGCAGAGCAATAGGTCGGCTGCCGGAAGCGGATCGTTGCAGAGGTCGATCTGGAGGAACGTGCGGTCCGGCCGGCTATGCTGGCTATTTGTGCGCGCGACCAACTCCGGCACGATGTCTGCACCGATGTAGTGCTCTACCGGAAGTTCGATCTTCGACAGCCAATGAAAATCGCCGCAAGGCAAGTCAAGCAGGGTACGGACTTTGAGCTGGTCGAGCAGACCGGGGAGGCTTTCTCGCACTCTTTGAGTGTGGTGCATTGTGGATCCGCCGCCGGAAGCTGTCTCCTTATAACCCCATATGTTGCGCCGATAGATTTCACGAAATACCTCGTCAGGCGTACCCCGCAGATTGCGCACCATTTGCGAGCGCAGCCACGTTAGCACCGGCGCCGGCAGCGTTTGGCGTGCGATGTCGATAGCGGTTGAGAACAAAGTCGTCCTACGTAACCAGTCGGCGAGCTTGTCGGACACAACATTATCCGGAAACACAAAGCCAAAGCGAAAGGAACAGCGGGCCGGTTGTTCGGGCGCCGCCGTTCTCGTACAAGATGCACATTTCCAAATGTTGCTCATTGTGTCAATCAACGGATCGGGCTGGCCTAAAGTTGACGGACGGAGAGCGCCGAAGGTTTGGTCAAAGGCTAGGGGTGCCCGAAAGTTACTTGCGAAATACCGAAATATCTCTTGCGCCGTCGGGCAAAACAGTGGTTCATAGGGTGCTGGCTAACCGTTAGGGGACCAGCGCAATGGCCGACGAAGTCGAGACATATTCCGAGCTGTCAAAGATTGCCAAGCTCAACGGAGACTTCAGAAGGAACTACGGAACACTGCTCGGAGCCTTTCTGTATCTACGCTCGATCAGCGCGATGCGCCGAGCGTCTCACTGGGGTGGACTGATTGTCGCCTTTGCGACAGCCATTCTGACCTGGCTCGCGAAGTATGGATGGCCGTGGAGCAGTCCATTTTGAAGACGTGATCTTCACGATCCTGTCCGGCTGTCGTAGATTGCCTAGGCGCATAGCGTTCGAGGCTCTATCCGATGGTCAATGCGCTCGTTCCGCACAAAATCTCTTTGCCCAAAGCCCAGGGGACGGATTGCGCTGCGCAATACGTCCGCATGTCGACGGACCACCAGCGGTATTCAATCGAGAATCAAGCGGCAATCATTGCCGCCTACGCGCAAGCACGCGGGCTAGAAATCGTTCGAACCTATCGGGACGAGGGTGAGAGTGGTCTCGGGATAAAAAACAGGCCAGGTCTGAGGGGCTTAATCAACGACGTTCGCCAAGGCCGGGTCAATTTCAGTCACATCCTCGTTTACGACATCAGCCGGTGGGGGCGGTTTCAGGACATCGATGAAAGTGCCCACTACGAATTTCTGTGCCGGGAAGCAGGCATCGCCGTTTCGTATTGTGCGGAGCAGTTCGAGAACGATGGTAGTGTGATCTCAGGCATCGTGAAGAACATCAAGCGGGTGATGGCGGCTGAATATAGTCGTGAATTGGGGGTCAAGGTGCACGCCGGCGCGAGCCATCTGTCGAGGCTTGGCTTTCGGCAAGGGGGGCCTCCTTGCTTCGGGCTTCGCAGAGAACTGATTGATGAAAGCGGGCGATCTAGAGGAATAATGGAGAGGGGACAATGGAAGTCACTTCAATCCGATCGCGTTGTTCTGCGTCCAGGACCGCAACATGAACTCGAAACGGTAAAGCTGATATTTGAGCGTTTCGTAGATGGTCATCTTACAGAGACGAAGATTGCACGGGAGCTCAATCTTGGAGGTGTCCTTAACCAAGGGCGGCCGTGGACCTTCGGCAAAATCCACTACATGCTGCAAAACGACAACTATATCGGCACTATTCGATACAACCGTCACAGTTGCAGGTTGCGAACAGTTCGAAAAGAGAATCCTCCGGCCGACTGGATCATCAAGGAGGGGGCATTCGATCCTATCGTAGATAAGACAATTTTCGCGAAAGCGCAGCAGAGACTCGATGATCGACGACAATTGTGGGGCGTGTCCGACGAGGAGATGCTGAAGCGATTGAGGGTGCTGCTTCACCGCCGAGGGCGGTTGAGCCGGGACATCATCAACGAGACGCAGGGAATTCCGAGCTCAGTGGCATACCTGACGCGATTTGGTAGCCTCAGGGCGGCTTATCAGCTCATCGGCTATACTCCCAAGCGAAAGTACGAGTATGTCGAGTCGCATACTGATCGCCGTGCAATGATCGAGTCGCTAGTCTTGAAAGTGGCTCGAGCGCTTGCAAAGTCGGGGAAGGACGTCAGAGTCGAACAGGTTCATCAGGTCCTCAGGGTTTCGGCCGTCTCGATATCCTTTCGCGTGGCACGCAGTCGCCTCGCGCGTGGCGCAATACACCCGAGCTGGGTCGTCATTCGGGGTCGGCAGCCTCCGTCGGGCCTTGTTGTCGTAATCAGATTGGACGAGGGTAATCGCGCGATCAGGGATTATCTCATGATGCCCGCATCCGGTCTGGTTGAGAGAGACTTGAGGTTTAGCGAGAGAAACCGGGAGCGCTTCGGCCTGCGGCAATTTGGGACAGTTGGAGGGTTGAACGAAGCGATCAAACGACTGCTGCACAACCTTACCCGTCTGGCAAGAGAGGCGAGCACCATGGAAAGTCCTCAGTCGCCGTCATCGACGGCAAATACCTCGTAGAATTGTGACGGCATCATCAGCGTGAACATTATTTCAAGCGCGACAATGTCAGCATAGCCGCTTCTGTCATTGCCGGCGTTAATTAGGCCAACGACGGTCAGGCCGTCGCCGGTGTCAAAGTTGGAAGCTGGTGCGCCGGGAATGCGGATCAGGCCCTGCATTCTGGGGCCCTTTGTGCGGATGGCGACTTTGATCTGCGCCGCGTTTCCCTTGGTGAAAGAGCGGAAGTCGATCCTCTGCCACTCATCCTGGTCTGCTGACTGGCGTCCCGCGCCCTTGGAGACGGCGACGGGGTCGATTGCCGCGGTGACTGGCGTGATCAGCATAAACAGACCAGTGAGAACAAGTCGCAATCCTGGACACATAACAGGTATCATCAGCCTGTCATAAGGTAGGCCAGCCGACACGGTGGCCTCTACTGCTTCATTCCAAGTTGCTCTGCACAAACGCTGCCAAGCTGGACGCCGGTGGGAATTGGCCCATAGTAAAGGCTGTTGTCCTTGTCTTCAGTGTCGAGACTTTTGATCGTTCCGTTCTGCAAGGCCACGACGTTGACCTTGCATGCGTATGCCCGCGAGTTTCCTGATGCGCTGGATGGACCGTCGCGAGATACCGAAATCGAACTACCGCTCGCAAGCTGCCAGCTATAGGCGGTCTCACCGCTGTTCATCTTGAAGCTACTGGCGGGCGGCCCCCATCGCATGACAAGAGCATCTACATTTTTTCCGACGTAGTCCTGGCCCAGTTTGGCGCGAACGTCTGCGCCTGTCGCGTAACATCCTCCCAGTGCCACACAGAGCACCCCAATTCCCAGCAAGCGCATCTCTTTCCCCCTCGGCCAAAATATCCAAACGCAACTAGCGCGCGAGATCAAGTGTTGGCGCTGTTTTTCGGGATCAGGTGGAATTGAGGGTTACCGGGCTAGAGGTTTCCACCCGCACTCCTTGTGGATCGCCGCTCGAGAGCCCCATCCGCCGCCAGCTTGCTCGGCTAGGCCGCTGGGCCAGAATCCTCTTTAACGCCGCGCGCGACGATCCGGAGCGCGTCGTCTGGCAACGGCCGCTGCAGCTTGAGCGCCTCATCCGGAGGCGCGGCCATCCAGGTCTCGACCTCTTCGGGCGTCGTAAGGATCACAGGCATTGCCTTCGGGTGGACGGCGCCGACCTCGGCATTTGGTTCGGTGGTCAGGAATGCAAAGAGGTCGTTGGTGGTCTCGCCTTCCTTGACCTTACGGACCGACGTCCAGTTCGTCCAGATGCCCGCAAAACAGGAGAGGGGGCGGGTCTCATCCAGCGCGAACCAGATGTCGCCGCCTTCAGCCTTGTTGAATTCGCTGAATGAGTTGAACGGCACCACGCAGCGGTGCTCTGGCCCGAGCCACCGTGTCCAGTGCTTGCTCTTCACGTTGCGGATGTTCGTCGTCCCGCCGTCCGGCTCCATCCGAAGCAGCTGCTTGAAGTCGACTTGCTTGCCCTTTGCTTCGAGCTTGGCGGCGCGTTTCTTGGTCGCCTCGAGGAGTGCGTGCTGCGATGACGGCATGCCCCATCTCGCCGTCGCGAGCTCGCGGCCATGCACGCCGGAGCGCACGATCGGCGCCGTGTAGTCGGGAAACACGCCGGCAAGGGGCGGGAGGTTCCCAGCATAGCGATTGACGACGCGGAACAGTGCGCTGATCGCGGCCTGGTTCGTCGTGATGCTGTAGAGATTGCACATTGTCAGGATGCCTTTTTCGTGCGCCGCGACGGGGTGGCGGGCTGCGGATCGACGGCCGGCCGCAGGCCGATCAGGTCGGGCCGGCGCTTCTTGCCGAGGGTACGCTGACAGCGGCTGCAATAAAGATAGCTTCGCATCAGCGCGACCTGCCGATCGCGCGGCTGCACGACAAGGGCGAGGTCGATAATCTCGGTGTGCTTGCAGTGGTCGCATCGCACCTCGAGCAGCGGATATCCGCCGGCAAGCGCCGCTGCGATCGTGGGTGAGGCGTGGTCCAGCTCACCGATGAAGAGGGCCGTATTCCATGCTGCGCAATCGAGTGCGTAAGCACTGGCGCGAGCTACGTCAGCGGCGGCGTGAGCCCTAGCCGCCTCATCGAGGAGATGCGCAAACGCGGCCTCCGCCTTATGGATCTCGCGGGCAAAGTATTTGCGGTCACCGCCTGACATCGGCGGCGGCTTGATGATACGGGCGGCGGACAT